TGGCGGGGTCTGCGGGGATGTGGGCGTTGTCCGCAAGGCGGATGACGGTGGAGGAGGTGGTGAGTTGGTACATGGTCGTCCTCACAGTTCAATCGACGCAACGGCGTGACCAAAAAAGGCATTGGAAGCACCAACAGCGGCATTGTTTGATGCAGATACTCGCCGTGTTGATGCGGCCATAGGCGCGTTTACAGCTACGTCTGAGGGAATGCCTGTTCTCCAGGTTCCAGTCGCTCCAGATGAAGGGTTATAAAACGTAACCGTTGGAGCAGCTCTCATTTCAACAGGGAAATCCCACCCACCCGGGGTGGTGCCATTGGCAGTGCCCACGGAGACTGAATAAATAGCACCAGTGTTAGTTACCGTTCCTGGCGCATCTGCTAAAGAGTAAGTTTTGCAGAAATACCTCTGCGCCAAACCCAACTCCACCCCAAACGGCCGATGCTCAAACGGCGAATCCACCGCGCCCGGCTCAAGCTGTACGCCCGTGATGGCGAAGATGTTGGTATTGGAATCCAGGCAGTTCACCTGGTTGGCGGTATCCAGAAAGTTCCCCGTCTGCCAAGCCCCTGCCGTGGTCTGGAACGTGCTGCCTGCGGCCAGGACGAAGCACGCCTCCAGGCCGGTGCCGTTGGTCCAGTCCCAGGTGCCGGCGGTGATGAGGCCGCCGGTGACGGTGATGGTCTTGTTTTCCCAGACGTTCGCCGCGTTGACGGTGTATTCGGCCACGTAGCTGCGGTTCAGGCCGGAATTGCGCAGGGCGATGCAGTGCACGCCCGTTTTGCTGCTGCGCGCCCGGAAGCGCAGGGTGAAGGTGCGGCCGATCAGGTCGCGCACGTTGTAGCCTTCGATTCGCTGGCTGATGAAACAGGTGTCGCCGGCGGCGATGCTGGCATCTGCGGTGGTGACGGCTACGCGCAGACTGTTCTGAAACTCGTTATCTGCGGGCACGTCTGCCTGCTGCGAGATAGTGACCACGGCGGCGGACGTATTGCCGAAGCGCCAGCGGTCCAGGGTGTAGGCGCCGTCTGCCACTGCAGCGAAACTGGCGCCCCGCTGCGCAATATCCATCTTCCCGTTGATGATTCGATTCTTGAACCCCGCCAGGCTGTTCAGCCCATCCTGCACGTAGGTCAGGAGTTGCGAGTATTTCACCGGGTAGTCGAAGCCGCCTAGCGTGACGTTGTAGGGTGACAAATCAAATGGCATGGCTTGCTCCGTTCAAACCTCGATGAATTCAAAGTTCTGGGACCACCGGTTGGGCACCGGCAGGGTGTTGGGCGCGGCCTGGGCGAATTTGCCGAGCATGCTGTGGTCACGCTCTAGGTCGGCGCCGGCTTCGGGGTAGACGCTCACGAAAATCTCGCGGTGCAGGCCGTTGACTCGGGCCAGGTCTAGCCACAGGGCGCGCTCGCTGATGTCCAGCAGGCCCAGGTCAAACGACAGGCGGCGGAAGCTGGCGCGGCGGTCTGTGCGCACGCTGCCGCCCAGGGTGCGGCGCTGTTCGCTGTTGGTGTCCCACGACAGCGCCAAGCCGTACTCGGCGTTGAACACGGGCGTCAGGTAGCGGCCGATGATGAGGCGGCTGGCCTGCAGGTAGCCGGCGGGGTTGAGCGGGTCGGCCAGGTCCAGCCGGAAGCTCAGGGCGAAGACCCCCGTGAACCACAAGGTGTAGAACGGCTGCTGCCAGTCATTGAACACGCCATTTCCCCAGGGCGCCACGCCCCAGGCGAAACTGCCCCAGCCGATGGAGGTCAGCGGCGTGAGCGTGGTGCTGTCGTACACCACGGTGCCGGTCTGGTTGGCGCCGGCGTACAGGCGCAGGCGCCAGGTGGCCGCGCCGGTGAGGTTGTGGCCGTACAGCACCAGGGCGCTGCACAGGGTGGATCCGGCGAAGTTGCCGTTGATGGTTTTGGTGCCGGTGGCGTTGGTGGTGCGGGCCACGCGGGCGCGGCCTTCCAGCTGCAGGTTGCCCACGGGCAACGTGGCGGTGAAGTCACCGCTGGTGAGCGTGGCGGCGTCCACGTCGTTGGTGGAGATAACGCGCAGGTTGTTGGCCATCAGACGAAGACCTCAAGTTCGATGCGCCCGCCGGTGAGGCTTTCGCGCAGGCCCACCACGCGGGCCAGGGTGCCGTTGTTCAGGCCGAAGCGCCCGAGGTTGAGCGCCACCACGTCACCCAGCTTGACCTGCTGCGCGGCGGTGAAGCCGGCCAGGCGGTACACGTAGCGCAAGGTGCTGTAAAGCGTGGCTTGGCGCGCGGCCTCGGTGTTGGCGGCGGTGGCGTCCAGCAGGGCGGTGGGCTGCAGGTCTTCGTCGATGGCCAGCAGATGGCCCGTCAGGGTGTTGGTGGCTTTGGCCACGAGGTGCGGCGTCTGCAGGCGTTCGCGCTGGGCTTCGGTCAGCGTCACGGCGCCGCTGGTGCTGGTGGACCAGAACCGGGCGTAGCCCAGGCGCACGCTTTTGGCGGGCAGGATGCGGCGCACGAGCTGCACGCTGTTCTCTTCCACGTCGTCAGCGTCCAGGGTCAGCACGGCCGGGGCGGCGGGGGCGCGGAACTGGCCGACGCTGAGCTTGCCGGCGCGGTCAATGGTGTAGAAGCCGCCCAGGCCGGTGAGCAGGGTGTCCAGCGCCTGCAGCACGGTGGTGGTGTCGTTGTCCACGTACAGGCCCACGGTGGCGCTGATAGCGGTGTTCATGGCGCTCACACTGGCGGCATCAATGTCGCCGCTGGTGAGCGTGGTGCGCTCGAGCACCAGGCGCTGCATCACATCGGCCGCGGTGGTCACGTAGGTGCCGCCGGTCTTGCTGCCGCGCACATCGGCGGTGATGGTGCCGGTGAGCGCGCCCGTGAGCGTGATGGTGCCGTTGGCCAGGTCTGCCGTGTAGCCGCCCGTGGCGCTGCCGTTGACGTACACGGCGTCAATGGCGTGAATCGCGCCATCGTGCACGGCGTAGCGGCGCAGGCCCGCGTCAATCAGCATGGGCGCCACGTTCTTGCACTCGCCGTAGCAGATGGGGCGGCGGCGGTCTTTGTTGGTGTCTGTGCCGCCGATGAGCGTGGTGCAGGCCGGCACGTTCAACAGGGCCTGGCGGTCACGCATGCGCAGGGTGAGCGTGGCGCTGTCGCGGGCCTGGATGTCCTCGAGCGTGCCGCTGAAGACCTGGCGGAAGTCAGCTTTCGGCCAGGTGGGGTCACCCAGGTACAGGCGCACGGGTCGGCCGTCCCAGGCGTCCGTCAGCCAGGCGTCACGCACGCCGCTGCTGTTGTCGATGTCGATGTCGCCGTAGCCGATGAGGCTGCGGCCGCGGAAGGCTTCGGCAAGCTGGCTGCGCACCCAGGGCACATCGAGCACGATGTCGTCATACCCGGTGCTGGCGGGGGTGTCGCTGGGCGTGGTGACGAAGCCGTGGGTGCTCATGTAGCGCGTGACCACGGCGCCGGCGCTGTAGGCTTCGGCCTCCACCAGCACCACGCGGCGCTGGTTGTCGGCGCGCAGCCAGGCGGTGTATTGGGCGTCACTGATGGGCATGTCAGCTTGGCTTGCTCGCCGGCAATGTCGGGTCGTCGTAGTAGATTTGGTCTGCCAGGGCGCGGCCGTTCTTGTCCAGCGCCTTCACCAGCGCGCCCTCGAGCTCGCCCACGCGGGCGATCAGGCGCTCCAGCGTGCTGACGGTGGCGGTGGTGCCGGCCGTGGTGGCTTCCGTCAGCGAAGACAGGCCCTCCATGCTGGTTGGCCAGGGTGGACAAGCTGCCGCCGTTGGACTCCAAGAACCGGCCCACGGGCGCGAAGGCTTCGCCCAGGGTCAGCAGCTGCGAAAGCCGCTGGCGGCCTTGCTCGTTGCTCACGTCGGTGCCTTCCACCAGGCGACGGAAGTCCGCGCGGCTGAAGATTTGCGTGTCAATGCCCAGGCTGGCAAGCTGGTCACGCACCTGGCGGGCCTGGATGCCGGCCAGCTCGGCTTCTTCGTAGTAGTTGGCGGCGAAGCTCTGCGTCTTCGCCACGAAGCTCTCCATCCCGCCCGCGAAGCCCAGCAGCTGCTCACGCGCATCCACGCTGAGGTTGGCCACGCGGCTGAACACGCCGCCGAACTCGTTGATGGCCTCGCTGAATTTCTGCAGGCCGGCCAGGCGTTGCAGGGTGTCAGAGATAGCCTCACCGGCCTTCTGGAAGGGCGCAAGCTGGCCCTGGAAGGTGGTGGCCAGGTCTGCGGCGTAGCGGCCGAACAGGGCCTGGATCTCGGCCTGGTCTTTGGTGGCGTCGCCCGAGAGTTTGATTTTGAACTGCGTGGTCACGGTGCTCAGCGCATCGCCCGGCAGTTTCAGGGCCTGGGCCCAGGCGCGCGTGCTGTCCAGCACGCCCATGGCGCCGGCCGTGAGGGCGGCAGAGGTTTCGTCGCCCAGGGCGCTGAAGTTGGTGCCGCTGCGGTTGCTGCGGAACCAGCCGCCTTTCTGGAACCAGTCCGCGAAGGATTGGCCGGTGGCCGCGCCACCGCTGAGCGAGCCCATGATGCCGCTGTCGCGCATTTCGGGGGCCTTGCGGCCGAAGGCGCGATTCACCAAGCCCCCCACCAGACCGGCGATCGGCCCGATGCCGGGGATGGCCGAGGCGATGCCGGCGATGGTGTTGACGGCGCCGCCTGCGCTGTAGCCGCCGGACAGGCCCTTGCTCAGGCCGTAGCCCAGGAAGCCGTTGCCCAGCATGCCCAGGCCGGAACCGAGCATGCTGCCCATGCCCGTGGGGCCGGCCACCAGGTTGCCGCCGATGTTTTGCACCGTGGAAAGGCCCAGCGCCTGGCCCACGGTGCTGTTCATGATCTGCATGGCCAGCGTGTTGACGACGCTGCCGTTCAGCAAGGTGGAAGCCGCGCCCAGCAGGCTACCGATGCCACCCACGCCGGCCATGCCCCCCGCACCGGCCGCGCCCGTGCCGGCAGACGCACCGCCAGAGAACCCCATGGCACCGGCAAAGGCCCCGGCGATGGGGTTGACGATGGCCTGAATGACGGGGCGCAGCACCATGCTGCGGAACAAGCCCTTGATGTACTCCCAGGCCGACTTGCCGCCCTGCATCAGGGCGTCGGAGAGGGATTGGCCGATCTGGTCGGTGGTGCGGCGCCACTCGTCTTCGATCTTGCGGGTTTGCTCGATGCTGTCGCGCACGGTTTCGCGGTTGACGATGGCCTCGCGCACGCTCTTGGCGTATTCGTCGTATTCGTGGGTGCCGGCCTTGACGCCGCGGGCCTCAGCCGCCAGCAGGGCGATGGTGACCTCACGCTCGACGTTGCTCATCTGCAGCATCGCTGTCTCGCGCTCGATGGCCTCGATGAGGCCCTGCGAGGTCTTCAGGCGCTGGGTGTCGATGATCTCCTGCGCGTCCTGGTCTTTGAGGGCGCTGCGGCGGGCCATGATCTCGCGGTCTGCAGCTTCCACGGTGGCCGTGGCCAGGGCCTGGCGCACGCTGATGCGCTCACGAATGGCGGCGGCCTGGGCCTTGAGGGAGTCGTACTCTTTGGCGTCCAGGTTGCGGTCCATCGCGCGGATGGCCTGGGTTTCCAGCAGCACGGCCTGCTCTTCTTCGCGGGCGCTGATGATGTCTTGGAAGGCCTGCTTGCCCAGCACCATCTGGGCCACCTGCTCGGCCATGGTCTGGTTTTCCCTGACCATCTTCTCAGCGCTCAGGCTCAAGGTTTCCAGGTACTTCTCACGCACCTTGACGGCTTCGCCCGTGGCCTTGGCTTCGTCGCTCAGGCCCTCGCTGCCACCCTTGCCGGCGTATGAGGCGCGGATGGCGGCAATGCGGCGCTCCACCTCGGCCTGGGCGATCTTGCCTTCCAGGCCCAGGCGCTGGGCCTCAGTGATCTCCTTCTGCATCTTCTGCTGGTCACTGAGGTACTGGCTGCCCTTTTTGTCCCACTCGACGCGGGCCTTCACCATGGCGGCACGCTCAGCGTCCAGCGTGATGCCGCGGGCTTGCAGGCGCACTTGCTCTTGCAGGAAGGCTTCTTGCAGGCGCAGGGCGTCGATGGCGGGTTGGTAGGCGACCCGGTTGTCGCTGCGGGCTGAGGCCTGCGCGGACGTGCGCTGGGCGAGCTGGTCGCGCACGGTCTGAAGCTGCTTCTCCAGGCTGTCTTCACGGCCCAGGCCCAGCATGGCATCCCAGGCTTTCTTGGCGTTGTCCGCCACAAAGCGCCAGCTCTTCTCAACGTAGCCGAGTTGCTCTTCCAGCGTTTTCGCGCTCGCCTTTGTCTTGGCCAGCGCGGCTTCCGTGGCCACGGCGCTTGCCTCGGCGGTGCGCCCCTGGGCCTCTAGGGCCTTCACTTGCTCGTAGACGCTCAGCGTGAGGAAGCGCGTGCTCTCGTTGAGCTTGATGGATGCAGTCAACGGATCTTTGGCCAGGGCGGCGAACTGCTTGGCGGTTTCCTCAGCAGCAGGCCCGCCCGCGCGCTCCAACTCGATGGCGGCTTGGGCCACGCGCTCCAATGAACTGGCGGCGATGTCGCCACTGGCAGCCATGGCAGCCAGGACTTCAGCGGCCCGGCCCTGAGTGCCGGCCACGGCGCTGATGCGCGCAGCCATCTGGTCCAGCGCGCCAGCCGTGGTGCCCGCAGCGTTGCCGCTGAGCGTGATGGCCTTGACATAGGCGTCCATTTCACGCGAACCCATGAACGCGGCCAGGCTCACCGTACCCAGGGCAGCGGCGGCCACCGTCAGCGGGCTGATGAGCGTGCGCAGGTAGCCAGTCACACCCGAGATGGCCTGGCCGATGCCGCCGTAGGAATCCTTGATCTGTCCGCCCTGCTGGATGAACACCATCCACGCCGGCATGCCGCTGGCCAGGCTGGTGACCACATCGGTCATCTGCATGGCAAGCTGGCGGTTGGCTTGGCGCAGCAGGTTGGCTTCCACGCGGGCCTCGCGGGTCTGCTGCGTGTACTGCGCCATGGCCTGGCTGACGTTGCCGATGCCGGCCGTGCTGCCCCCAAGCTGTTGGAAAGCATCGGCCACGCGCAAGGTCTGCGCGTCCACCGCGCCCATGGCCTGCTCGACCTTGACAAGCTGCGCCTGGACGGCCTCAGCGCCCGTGACGCCCAGCTTGATACCGATGTCGCTGCCGCTCATGCGCGCACCGCCCTACCGGGCGCTCCGGTCACTGGCCTTGCGCTGGCGGCGCCACTCCGCAAGGGTTTCGTCTTCAAGGATCTGCAGCTCGGCCAGTACTTCGGGCACCCGGGGGCGCTGCACCAGGCGGCGCATGCGGATGAGGCTTTCCACGCCGGCGTAGTCCAGGCCCGTGGGGCCGTCAAAGCCCACGCGCCACTGTGTGCGGCAGGCGAGGAAGACGCGCACAGCCTCTTCGTGCTCGCGCCAGAGGTAGAAGACGCGCTGCTGGCGCGTTGACGGCTCATCGACGGCCGCAAGCCCGAAAGCGGCCAGGGCCGCTTTGGTCTCGTCACCGCCGTCGTCTTGTTCTTCGTCATCGGATGCAGGTAGCGCGTCGTCATCGTTGCCTCGGACCAATTCACCGCGGGCAAGAAGGCGCGCTACCTCCCGGAGTTTTTTTCCTTGGCCTTGACGCTGATGGCGTCCACGTAGGCATTGAAGATGTGGACATCCATGCCGAACACGTCCAGCAGCTCTTTCAGCGCAGCGCGGTCAAAGGGCAGATCAGCACCGGATCTGTCTTGCATGCCGCTCCAGCCTTGAGTCACATCGGTGATGAAATCGCTGAAGCCGCGTTTATCGGTCTTGCTCTCTTCCGCCGACACCCGCTTGCAGGTGAGCGTGAAGCTGAAGTCAGTCTTGCGCCCACCCGCCTCGGGGATGGTGCCGGCCACGGGAACGTCGATGGTGTCGCTGAAGCCAAGGCGCATGGCCATGTTGTTTTCTCCTTCGGGTTACAGGCTGACGAGCCGAAGCTCGTCATTGCCGGAGGTTGTTGCGGTGAAGCGGTTTACAGGCACACGAGCCGAAGCTCGTCATTGCCGGCGGTCGTGGGGGTGAAGCGCAGGTTCTGGCCGATGTGCACGTCGCCTTCGTATTCCTGGTCCGTCGGGTCGATGCGCTGCACCTGGGGGGCGTGAACGATGATGCCCACGCCGGCACCGGTGCTGTGCGTGAAGCCCAGCGTGGTGTTCGTGCTGGCGTTGATGTCCGTCATGAAGGACACCTCTTGCGCGGCGGTGAGGTCCAGCTGCATGCTGCCCTGGACGTTCCGGTCACTGATCTGCACGGCCTGGCCGCCAAGCAGGGCCTTGCGGCTGACGGTGTTCTGCAGGTTGATGCTGAGGCCCCGGCTGGGGAACACGGTGCCGGAAGACAGCGCGCCCGCAGCGTAGGTGCAGCCCAGGTTGACATCGCCGCTGTTCACGTCAGTCACCACCTGCGGTGCGCGGAAGGCGGTGAGCGTGACGCTGGGGTCTGCCGTGGCGGTGCGGCCACCGTCCAGGCCCACCATGCTGAAGCGCAGCATGGGCGCGGCGCCTTCGTTGAGCATGATTTCCACGTTGCCCATGGCGCCCAGGGCCACGCGGCGCACGCCGTCGATGTGGTAGTAAATGGTGACGCTGCTGAAACTGGCCGAGACGGGCGTGTATTCCACGCGGGCGGGCGTGGCCAGGATCGCTTCAGCCATGCCGCAGGCGCGCAGCACGGGGCCCCAGGCGGGGGCGGTGCCGGCGGTGCCGCTGTTGGCCAGCTCGACCTCGAAGTTGATTTCGACGAAGCGCGTGCCGGCAAGCTGGCCGCTGCCGCCGAAGTACGGGCGGATGAAGTTGCGCTCGACGTTGTTGTAGGCCAGGTTGAAAGTGGCGTTGCTCACCAGCATGGCGTTGGCCGCGCCGGTGGGCACGCTGTCAACGCCGTAGGTGACCTCGGTTTTGACCAGGATGGCGGTTTTGCGAATCAGGCGGGGCATGGTGCTTATTCCTCAGCGGCGGGGTTGGGGGCGGCGGCGGGCGCGGGGGCGGCATCCACCTCGGGCAGGCGTTGCCATTGGCCATCGGCCCACGTCCAGCGGCCACCGCCGGGCGGGGTGCCCACCGGGGTGGTGGACGGCGCAGCGGCGGCGGCGGCGGTGTCAGGGGCGGCGGTCTTGGTCATGGGTTACGTCCAGGCGGCCAGCGTGGTGCTGGTGGTGCGGTGGTTGACGGTGAGGTTGATGACGGCGGCGACCACTGGCGTTTCGCCGTCATCGAGCTGCCAGTCGATGGCGGGCTGCATGCGCACGTCAATGGCGCCCAGGCCTGCCGGGCTGACGGTGGACAGGCGCTGCCACACGGCCTCCAGCAGGGCGTCCACAGCGGCCATGGGGTCAGCGGTGCCGCTGGCGGCGCGGGCCAGGCACTCCACCTGCACCTGCGTCATCCAGTCGTAAGGCCCGCCCAGGATCTGCGGCGTGTTGGCGCGAGACTGCACCAGGCGCACCACCACGGCCTCTGTGGTGGCCGCAGAGACGGGGCGCGTGGTGTTGACCTTGACGTTGCCGCTGGCCACCGCAGGCGCGGCCATGAGCGCGGCGACGATGGCGGACTGGATGGCGAGGTGGGCGCTCATGGCTATGCGCGCTCCAGCATCAAGGTGCTGACGCCGGTGCCGTCAGGCTGATGCACGGCCACCAGGTAGCTGGTGCCGCCCACCACCGCCGTCTGGCCCACAGGGTCAGCCGACAGGCCGGCCGTGGGCAGCGTGAGCATGGGCCTGGCAGACGACATGCCCACCAGGCCCACCTCGGCAGAGGCGAAGCCGTTGTCGAAGATCCCGCGCACGGCCGCGCCGTTCACGGTGGCGTCCACCGCGAAGTCGGCAAAGAAGGGCGCGAGGTCTTCGGTCATGGCTGGGCCTGGGCTGGGCTTGTCGTCTGGCCTTCAGGCTCAGACGGTCAGCGCGTCCACCATCGTGGCGAAGCTCACCACGTTGCGCAGTTGCACGTCCACGTCTTGCAGGGCCACCACGCGCACGGTGCCGGCGGTGCTGCCGGTGTACGGGTCCACCATCAGGTCCAGGCTGCCCCACATGCCGATGACCAGGTCAGCGAAGTTGCCGAACACGATGGCCGAGCAGGTGGAGCCCGAGCTGCCCTTGACCAGGTTGGACGGCACGGCGTTGGTGACGGCGGTGCGGTAGCCGTTCATCGGCGTGTCACCGTCATCCCACACGAAGCCGTTCTGGCCCGACACCTTGCTGGTGGTCTTGAGCTTGCCGCGCACGCGGGCGTTGGTCAGGTAGCCCAGCGTGCCCACATCGGCGTTGGCCACGGCCACGTCAGACTCCAGCTGCACCATGTTGGCCCAGGTGGGCGCTGCACCGTTGGTGCCGCCGATGACGGAGGCCGTCACGCGGGTGAGGATGCCGCTGGGCTGGTTGCTGGCGCCGCTGCCGTTGATGGCGGCTTGCTGAATGGCCAGGCCCAGGATGGTGGCCAGGTCGTTCTGCACCATGGCTTCCACGTCGATGCTTGACTGCAGCAGCAGGCGGCGGCTGATGTCGGTGAAGGCGCCCACCGTTTTCGGGCTCATGGTCACCTGGGCGATGGTCTGGTCGCTCTCGGCGGGGGCGGTGTTCTCAGCCACCCAGTAGGCGGTGCCGGTGCCGCTCAGGCGCGGGATGGCGATGTTGCCCACCAGGCCCGTCAGCATGCGCGTGCCCATCTTGTCGATGACCATGGCGTTGCGCAGGGCGTCAATGAAGCTGCCGCCCAGCAGCTCGGTGGCCACCAGGTTGCCGCCGGCCGTGGCCGTGGTGACGTTCAGGTCACGGCGCTGGACTTCGGTGGGCACCATGAAGCCGCGGGCCTGCTTGCCCAGCTTGGCGGAGGTCGCTTCGGAGCACTCACGCTCGAAGGCGGCAGCGCGCTGCGCGGCGGCGTCGCCCGGGTTGGCCAGGGCGTTGATGGCGCGCATCATCGAGTAGCGCTTGGTTTCGCGCTTGTCCAGGCCGATGTCGGCCGTGGGCATGGGCTTGCTGGAGAGCTTGGCGATGGCCTCAGCCTGGAACTGCTCGGTGGTCAGGCCGCGCTGAATGGCGTCCAGCGCCATGTCGGCGCCGCCGGGCAGGCCCTTGGCGATCTTGGAGATTTCGGCGGCGTGGTTGCGCTCGGCCACGGGGGTGGTGACATCAGACATGCTGTGGTCCTTCGAGGGTTGGGGTTCGGGTTCAGTCGCTGCCGCTCTGGCTGCGGGGCCTGCGGCGGCCGGGGGGTCTTGTGCATCGGTGCCTGCATCCAGGCTGCGGCCGATGCCGACCGTGGGGTCTGCTGGCACGGACACCAGCGACACCTCGAAGGGCTCCCAGTCGGTGACGCGGTAGGTTTCCACACCTTCCTTTGTCTCGACCAGTTGCGCCTTGTGGATCATGTAGCCCACGCTCACGTTGCGGCGGATGCCGTCACGAACGTCTGACCACACTTCCTCTGCGCGTGCGCTTTTTCCGAAGCGCACGGTGGCACGGGCTACACGGTCCGCACCCACCTCGACAGATTCAATGACGCCAACCACATCACGGGTGTCGTGATCGACGAGAAGATTGGCCCCGCTGCGCAGGCGCCCCTGGCGCATGGCGGTGGGGTTGATGTCCAGGATCTCGATGCCCCAGTAGCGCTCATAAGGCGTCTCGCTGGCGAAGGCCAGCGTGGCGGTGCGCGCTTCCTCGTTGATGGCGGCACGCTCCACCTGCAGGGCGCGCTCGGTGCGGCCCTTGGGCAGGGCGCGCTGGAGATTGGCTGGCAACTTGCTCATGCGCTGCATGGTGCGGCGCCTGGTGTCAAGTGCGTAAGGCAAGCGGCTTGACACCGCGCAACTTCAGCGCCCCAGGAAGATCAGGTCTTCTTGCCGCTTGCGGCGCGGCCGGCGCGGGGTGATGGGGATGAAGGGGACATCACGCCAGGGGCGGTCGCTCCAGTAGCTGGGCTGGTCAGGCGCGGGCGCTTCCAGCGGCAGCAGGCCCATGATGGCCACGGCCTGGGGCGTGTAGCCAATGCCCTGCAGGGCAATGGCAATGGGGTTCAGCGTGGCCATGGCGCCTGGTGGTGCGTCAGTTGCGGGTGACGGTGGTGGTGCCGCCCGCGGTGGCCAGGGTCTGCGTGATGCTGCCGGCGCTGCGGCTGGCGGCGGTGACTTGCAGCGTGCCGGTCAGGCCGTGCAGCGCAGCCAGCTCGTCGATGAGGGCGCCGGGGTCAGCCGGCGTGGTGGTGGGCGCGGCGGTGGTGGCCACGGTGACGGTGCCGCCTGACTCGCTCACCGTCTGAGCCAGGGCTCCGGCCGTGCGGGCGGTGGCGCTGACCTCCAGCGGCGTGCCGATGCCCAGGCCGTGCAGCAGGTGGATCTGCAGCAGGCGGCGGGCCTGGATGCCGGTGATCTGGAAGACGATGTCGCTGCCTTCGGCCGCGAAGGTGTCCGCCCCGCTTTCAGTGGCGGCCAGGGTGCCAGCCACGCGCACCCGACCGGCTGCGGCCAGAGTGTCAGAACCGGTTTCGGTGGCGGCCAGGGCGCCAGCCACGCGCACCCGACCGGCTGCGGCCAGAGTGTCAGAACCGGTTTCGGTGGCGGCCAGGCTGCCGCGCACGCGCACCACGCCTTCGGCGCTGAGCGTGTCCGCACCGCTTTCGGTGGCGGCCAGGGTGCCAGTGATGGTGCCGAGCGAGCCACCAGTTGCGGCAAAGGTGTCAGAGCCGGTTTCGGTGGCGGCCAGGGTGCCGGTGATGGTGCCGAGCGAGCCACCAGTTGCGGCAAAGGTGTCTGCACCAGACTCGGCTGCAGCAAGGGCGCCCTGAACGATGACCTTGCCAGAGATGGCAGCGGTGTCTGCACCGACCTCCAAGGCCGCCAGGGCGCCCTTGACGATGACCCTGCCGGCTGACGCAAAGGTGTCCGCACCGGCCTCGAAAGCGGCCAGCGTGCCTTTGACGATGACTTTCCCGGCCGCAGAAAGCGTGTCGCTGCCGGTTTCCGTGGCCGCCAGCGTGCCCGTAACGACGGAGCCGACCGTGCCCGCCGCGGCGAAGGTGTCGGAACCAGACTCCGTGGCGGCCAGGGCGCCCTGGACGACCACCCGCCCGACTGCGGCAAGGGTGTCGCTGCCCGTTTCCGCAGCCGACAGCGCACCGCTGACGCGGACGCGGCCTTCAGCGGCCAGCGTGTCGGCGCCGGACTCGACGGCCGACAGGTTGCCGGTGATAACCCCCGGCCCTGCCCCGCCGGCGATGCGCGGCACTCTTACGCGCAAGGGCATAGGTTAATCTCCGATCAGCGGCGGGCGGTTTTTGAACGGATGCGCGGCGGGGAGGTTGTTCAGCGCAGTGATGTCACCAAATGAAGCTGCTCGCCATGCCATGTAGCCTTCCATGCGCTGGCGAAGCGCATTCGTTAGTGCAACACCTGTGAAGATAATCGCCTCGCGGATACGCCAGTTTGTCCATCGGCTAAACTTCACGCCGGAACCTACATCAACTGCCAAAGTCCCAACGTTAGTGCGTTGGGTCCAAGCGCCAGAAACCGTGCCGTCTACCGCGCCATTCCCCCAACTGTTGATGAAGCCGTTGCCGATGGTGCCACACATAATGTTTGTAGTACCTGTAGAGAAAGTCAGTGCGCCTGTGCCATCGTAATTTCGCTGGGTGCCCGCAGTGTCATTTGTGTAAAGTGCGCTCTTTCCATTCGACTTAATCAGATACGCCCATCCCGCCGTGGTCGGACCGGCAGCATTGTAGAATTCAAACGGCGAGTTGTACGCATTGGTCCAAGACACTGCGCGCAACGACACGAAAAAAGACACAGGATAAACAAACGCCCAGCCTTCGGGGCTGCGTTGAAGCGCGTCGTTTGAGCCGTCCCACAGAACCGATTGCGGTTGCAGAACGGCATCCAATGTCGGCCTATTTGCAGCAACGCCCTGCGTGAAATGCCTGCCGTTCCCGCTCTTGTCCGTCAGTTGGGAAACCGCGCCGCTCTGACCAACAATCGCAGCAAGATCGAACGTATCCAGCCATAGCGCCGGTCTTTCAAGCGCAGGCGTCCAAAGCCGCCCTTGCAGCCGCGCCTCATCGACGAGAGAGACACCACGCGGCATTTACGTCACGTCCTCGTTGAAATCTGTCACATAGATTTCGTTGCCCGACGCGGCAAACGCGACACCCGCGTTGTTGATGACGCTGAATCGCAGCGAAAACGGATACAGCCGCACGAGCGGAACGTTGACTATCTTTGCCGACGCGCCAGTGGTCAGCGGCATCGTGTAAAGATCGCCGCCGACAGCATCGCCTAAATCCGTGCCATCGCTCGCCGTGACGCGCAGCGTGATGCTGCCGCCCGTCGAAGGCGTGATACTGCCGAGCTTGATCGTCACGAACCCGTACAAGTCACGGTTCGTGCTGTTGTCCCAGGTGACGCGGGTCGATTCGGAGCCGTTTGCCAGCGAGTTGAGCGTTGTTCCCGCGAGGTTGCTGCTACGAGTGGAAACAGTTGACCATTTTGCGACTGCCATGAATTACTCCTTCGCACCACGAGCGATACCGACTGCACGGGCATCGACCTTGACGCCGTGATACTCTGACCACGATGGATGCCGCGAGCGGCGCGAAAGCGCAAACAGCGCATCGCGCTGCGCCTCCGTCATCACATCACCGAGAACCAGCGCATCAATCGCGGAGCGCGTACTCGTCAGTGAAAAGTCCAAACCGTTTTGCTCTAACGCCCGGAGTCCCCAGCGCAGCGTCGGGTTGTCCGTTGCCATCGAGGCCAGCGCATCAAGCAAAGCAGCACCTTCTTGCGGCCCGAGCGCGTCCATCACGCCGCCGATGCCAGTGCTGGTCGGCTCCCATGTCACGACGATGGGCAGCGTTGGGTCTGGCGCATTTAGCGCCGCCGCTGCGGCCCAGTCTGGCAAGTCAGCGACATCGGGATTAGCGAGTCTCGTAGAAAGTGCGCCCATGCCTCAGTACCTCAAGCGTGCGTGATCGCCGCGCTGTTGATGGTCACCGTCTGGCCGGCGGTGATGCTCAGGCTGTCCAGGATGATGTCGGCCGCCGACAGCCCAACGGTCAGGCCGGTGATGATGTCGGTGCCGCCGCTGGCCGTGCGAATGCGAGCCGCTGCGGCCGTGCCGGTGTTGTCGGCGCTGGAGTCGCTGCGGGGAAAGCCTGCAAGCGTCAGCACGGCGCCCGATGCCGCCGCTGCGGCCGGGTTGCCCAGCGCGATGGTGGCCAGGACAGTGCTCATGCCCGTGGTGCCGATCTCCAGCACGCCGGTCGTGCCGATGGCCGTGGTGACCGCATCGAGGCGGGCGTTCTTGACTGCGGTGGTGTAGGTGACTGCCATGGTGGTGGTCCTTCAGGTGATGAGTGGGGTTTAGGCGCCAGGCTGCTGGCCGCGCAGGGCGTGCATGCGGGCTTGGTGTTCGCGCTCTTCGCGGGCGTCGGCGCGGGAGCGGAAATACAGGTTGACCACGAAGCCGGCCAGGCCGAGCACGATGCCGGCCAGCACCGCGGCTTCGCTGCTGACCAGCCAGCCGCCGAGGGTGACGCTGGCGCCGGTGTAGGTGGTTTTGCTGGCCGCGCTGGCGATGGTGGCGTCCACCGTTTGCTGGGCGACGTGGTGTTTCATCATGTCCATGGGCGGCCTCAGCGCTCGTAGGTGGTGACGGTGCGGGTGATTTCGTCGTTGGCGTCACGCTCGACGGTTTGCACGCTGCGGGTGGGGTGGCTGTCCACCACGGTGACGGCGGCGGGCTGCACCTGGTTGACCACGTTGACGGCCGGCACTTCGGCGCGCACCTCGGGCATGATGGCCTCGACGGTGACGTTGGGCGCGGGGATGACGATGGGCATGTTCTGCACGTCCTCTCGGATCTGGCTGAGCATGGCGCGGTGCAGCTCTTGGATGTTGTGCGCCATCTGCTCGGCCTGGGCGGTGTCAATGCCCACGTGCACGCTGACCGGGGCCGGCGCGGGTGCGGGGCGCTCCAGCGCACGGGCCAGCACTTCCACCATGGCAGCCTCCGGCGCGGCGCGGCCGGCGGTGGGTTCCGCAGCCGGGGCCGGGGCGCCTGGTGCGCCTGCAGCGTTGGCGCCAGGCGTGGCGTCATAGGCCGTCAGGCGCACGCCGTATTCGGCGGCCAGGTCTTGCGCGGCCTTGATGGCGGCCAGGGTGTCGTCGAAGTCGTACCCCATGGCGGCGCTCAGGTCTTGCGGGCTCATCAGGCCGGCTTTGACCTTGAGGATGTTGGCCTCGGTGTCGGCCTTGGGGTCTACCCAGTCCCACCGACGGGGCTGCCACTGGTGGGCGCGGAACTTGTCGAGCTTGGCGGCGGGCAAGGCGCTGCCGTTGGGCATGAGGATCAGGCCCTTGAGCAGGCACCACTGCAGCCAGGCCTGGTAGACGGGCTCCAGGAAGGCGGCGATGAACCATTCCTGGTCAGCGGCCCAGCGGTCACGCTCTTCCAGCGTGCCGCTGCGGATGCTGCTGAAGTTCACGCCTTCCAGGTCATTGGCCAGGCTGTGGTACGCGATGCCCCAGCCCGAGGCGATGCGCTGCAGGTGGTGTTTGACGAAGGGGCCAACCACCTGGTCTGGATAGCGGCTTTCGTGCGCCTGGAAGGTGACGCCGGGGGGCAGCACGTCATAGGTGCCGGGCTGGCTGACGGTGATGGATTCGCCCTCACCTTCCACGGCGCCGATGGGGCTTTGGCCGTCAGGCGTCTGGAAGAAGCCGAAGTGGTTGGCGCCGTTTTCGGCGGCCAGCAGCGTGGCCAGGCTGAACTTGCCCAGGTGGTGCAGGCTGACGACGCCAGGCGCCATCCAGGGCACGCCGCGGGCTTGCTCGGGGCGCTCTACGCGCAGCACGTGCAGCACTTCACCGATGGGCATGCGCAGGCGCTGGCGGTTGCTGCCGTGGCCGTCATTCGGGTGGCCGGCGAAGACGTAGACGGCCACGGGGCGGCGGTAGCTGTCCACCTCCACGCCCATGATGATGGCGTTGCGGCCGGGCGTGGCGGCGATGTTGTAGAGGGTGTCAATGCGATCGACATCGATGGCCTGCAGGGCGAAGCCGAAGCGGTTTCCAGCCTCGGGGCCACGCACCAGGCGCACGAGGAATTCGCCATCGGTGGGGAGCTGGCCCACCAGGGTTTCGCACAGATCCCGCAGGCTTTGCCGGCCGGTGACATCGCACTGCGCGCCCCACTCGGCCCAGGCGGATTCGATGGCCTGGTTGGCCAGGCGGTCGGGCCGGTTGGGGCCGTCTTGCACGCGGGCCTGCAGGCGGATGCCGCCCGGGCCCACGATGTTGGCCTGCACCATCAGGCGGAACTTGCGGGCGTAGTCGTTGTTGTTGATGAGCTGGCGGCAGCGGGCGCGCAGGCGGTCCAGGTCTGTGCGCAGCTCTTCGTTGATGCTGTTGGTGGTGCTGATCCAGTCAGCGGTGAGGCGGTCAATCCGCGCGCCCTCGAAGCGGCGTTTCTGCACGCGGGCGGCCGGGGCGATGCGCTGGGCCAGCCACTGGCGGGTGCTGCTGAGGAAGTTGCTCATCCGAACCTCACGAAGACGCGGCGGCTGTCAGGCAGGCCAGCGGCCACGGCGGCGGCGGCGTCTTCGCGCTTGACCTCGGCGCGGTATTTGTCGCGCAGGCTGAGCAGATCGGCCACGGGGATGTTCTTGAGCTGGCGGCCGGCGATCTGGTATTCGGCCACGGCGCTGGAGGCGCGGTTTTCGATGACGGCTTCGATGGCGTCGAGCGTCTTGCGGGCGTGGCTGCGGGCGTCAAACGTGGCGGCGCTGTAGGCGTTGCGCACCGTGAGGCGGCCTTCGCCCACGGTGTAGACCTCACCCGAGCGGGTGACGCGGGCGCGCCAGTCATAGGTGCCCGCGGCATAGCCCCCGGTGGTGGTGGCGGCCACGGTGACGGCGTGGTCATCACCGGAGGCCGTGGCGTTGATGGTGATCTTGGCCGCGGCGTTGATGAGCGTGTAGCTCAGCGCCCAGCCCGCGCTGGCGGGGTAGTCGGCCAGGGTGCGCGTCCAGCGCCAGGTGTCGCCGGCGTTCGCGCTGCTGGGTTCGATGTTGGGAATGTCTGCTGCCATGCGGTGGGGCGCCGGGGCATGGCGCGCTTTCGCATGAAGATAGGCGCTGGGGTGTCAAGCGGGTAAGGCAAGGGGCTTGACGTTTTGGGGGGCGGCGTCGGGGTCAGCCTCGGTGACGATCTGGTGGATGCGCTGGCGGCTGAGCCGGTATTTGCGGCTGAGCGCGCCGATGTGGGTGCCGGCGCGGTGTTCGCGGCGGATGGCGGCGTTGCGCTGGCTGGTGCCCTCGCCCGCGCGGCGGGCGATGTAGGGCCGGTCACCGCCCCAGTGTTCGCGCACCTGGCGGTCGATCTGCACGGCCAGGGCGGCGCTGAAGCCGGGGGTGAGCGCGACCACGCGCTGCAGGATGTCGGCCACGATGTCGTCACCGGCGCCGGATTCGTCCCAGGGCATGCGGGGCGGCGGGGCGGCGGGTGCGGGGGCGGCAGCTTTGGGCACGGCGGCTGGGCTCAACGGCGGTAGTTGATGCGGAAGCGGGGGGCGGGCGGGGCGGGCACGCGGGGGACGTTTTCCGGTGCGGGGCGATTGACCTGCACCTTTTCTGCCATGGATGGCGGTGGGTTGTCCGCTAAGGCTGAAACGGTGGCGGCGGCAAACAAGTCGAGCGTGCGCGGCTGGACAGCGTCCTCCAGCTGCTTCCACTCTTTGTCCGTGCGCACATGCAGGTTGAGCATGTGTGTGCAGAAGATGGCGTAGACGCTGCAGTCCCAGGCCTCATTGCGGCGGCGCTTCGGGTTGACCCACTTGTAGTCAATGCCTCGGGCGGTGCGCACGGGCACTCGGGCCTCGACGGTCATCTGCTCGTAGAACTGATCTGGCAGATCCTTGCTGAAGTGGACATAGCCAGGGCCGGGCCGGGTGACCTGCAAGCGACCATAGAGCAGATCTTTGGCCGTGTCGGTGCCAACAAACCACAGCTTGACACCGCGCTTGAGGATCTGGCCTCGCCAGTTGACGTCCTGCACTGATGCGCGGCTCTTGACCATTTTGCTGGGCTGGTGATCGCCCTTGACGGCATAGACGCGGCGCCGCTCTCGTTGCCGACAGAAGTTGTACGCCTGGTGTGTGAAGTGGCCCCCGGTGTCCACAGCCGCCGCATCGATTCCGAGCTGCTGGCCCCCCGCGTGAGGGAATTTGGCCAGCAGGTATTCGTCGAGCTTGGCCCACTCGCGCTCATCAGCGGGGTTGGCCGGAAGGATGGCGTAATCCACCACCCACATCTCTTCGCCACGGCCAATGGCCCACACAACGGCCTCGAAACGGTCGTCCTGTACGTCCACCCCACACACCAGAACCAAGCCACCCATGGGCACGGTGCGCAGTGAGTAGGCCTCCGCGCGCCGGGCTAGCTGGTGCTGGTCAGCCTTCTCGAAGACTTCTTCCCACACCTCACCCAGCGTCTCGTTGACGAACGTGATGAGCGATCCGCTCTCCCCCTCTTCTGCCTTCTTCTTGGCCTCCAGAAACTCTCGAACGATGTCTGCCCACTCGCGCTGTGGGCTGTAAGCGGCCCAAATGACAAAGGCGACGTGTCGCGGGCTGTGAATAGGCTGGTCAGCGCCGTCGCGCCAGATGCCGTCTTGCCCATAGCGGTACGCAGCGCAGTCGCTTATCCAGACGCCACGACCGTACAGGCGCAGGTACTCGGCTTGGCTTAGCTCACCCCGGCAGTGCGGGCACAGGTGGCGAACCGGGCCTGTGTCGCCGCCCATGCCGCCGCCCTTGAAGCCATGCGCCACGTGATCCAGCCCCTTGATGCCCGGGGTGCTGCCCACGATGAGCTTCGGGAATGGTGCGCCCTCCAGGCGGCCACGGGCACCCTCGACTGGGTTGGTGCGCTTTTCGACCACAAGGTCAAAGGCGCTGGCCTCGTCCAAGATAGCCACTGCCACCGTGATGCGACGGTAGGCCCGCGCCGCCTTGCCGCCCAGCGTGTGCATCACCGAACCCATGAACTGCTTGAGCTTGAGGGTGTCTTCCTTGCTGTTCAGCTTGAACGGCTGCACGGCCTTCACGTCGCGCAGCATGGGGTCAATCTCAGACTTCACAAAGCTGTCGCGGTCGTCGTCCGTGGGCTGCCAGATGGCCTGCTTGCGCCGGCGGTGCGCGATGTTGTAGGCGGCGAAGGCAACCAGCGTCTTGGTATAGCCCACGCGCTTGCTCTTGCGGACGTTCACCTCCTCGATGTCGTCGTTGCTGAAAGCGTCCATCCATCCCTTCTGGAACGGGTAGGCCTGCCATTGACCCTGCGTATGGCTGGATTCGGCCGACAGACGAAAGTGCTCTCCGGCCCATCGGCTCAGCGGCATAGGCTCAACGGCGCGCAGCGGTTCCAAGCCCGCGGTGATCGCGTTCAGAACCGCGTGAAGCGTCTCAGTCGGTGCTCGGCTCATCGAACAGAAGCTCCGGGTCGTCCTCGTCTTCGGTCAATGACTTCGCCACCAGCTGGGCGGTGGAGTTCACCCATTCGTTTCGCGCGCTGGCGATCACGGCGCTGATCTCATCGCGCTGGGGCTCGGTCAACTCAGGGCACGATTTGCGCAGCACGCCAGGCAGGTGCTCGAAGCGTTCGGCCACCGCTTGGCTGGCCAAGGCCAGCACCTCAGCCAGCAGGGCAACTGAGGCGTACTCGCCACGCAGCGCGGCATTCTTGATTTCCAGCCCGAGTCGCTGTTCGCGAGCCAACGCAGCGCGCTCTTGCACCAGGTCCAACCCCCCCGACTCGCTGGCGCGGCCCGCCGCTATCTCGCGCAAGCGGTGGCAGTAGTCGAGAAGCATTTGGCCCAGCGGGCCGGTGGGGATGCCAGCCTGGCTGATCGCCTGCTGGGAGACTCCCACCATGTTTGCCAACTGTTGCTGCGTACCGGTAGCCTGCAGGTCGATCACTAAACAACCCCCGTAGAAAGGCCATGCAACAGTCTGAAAGGGCGGTCCGAATTACCCGCGCTGGCAGGTGCCAGGGAGGACCCGAACCGGGGGGGTGGGCGGTGGCTGGTCATGCGCCTGAC